ACGACATTTAATCATGCAGGTCCTCGCATGGATGTGGGTGTCTGTATGTTCCCTTTACATGGGCAGCGTTTTGTTCTGGAGTATAAATGCGATTGCACATACTGCGGTACTTGGTGCAATCGTTGTTACAGTAGGAACTTTTGAGACTGCAAAACGTAATCCTAAAGTATTTAAGAGAATTGACGGATATAACGGACGCCAGAATAATGGCGAACATAATTGATAGGAACCCCACATGACAAATAAAAATCCCTTTGAAATCCGCTCTGATATTTTACATCTCGCAAAAGAATATATGGACACTCAACACCAAGTAAATATTCAACTTGCCAATGATATGTTTGAACACGGCAAAAATAATATGTATGATGTGCAAGAGGCATATGAAATGTATCCTATCCAAGATGTAATCGATGCCGCAAAAGAAATGTATGCCTTTGTTTCCACAAAAGAGTAGACAGTAATCGACTTTTATGGTATAATAAAGACTAATAACTGGAGTTGATTCTTGAAAGCATTTTATACAAATGTTGCTCGTTATGGCAACTCACTTCTATATCGTGGTTATAATGACCACGGTGTAAGGATTGAAAAGAAGGTCAAATTTAAACCAAAACTCTTTGTTCGCAGCAAAGATAGAGATTCAAAATGGAAGACCCTTGAAGGTTATTCTGTTGCGCCAGTAGAATTTGAATCTATGAAAGCAGCAAAGGAATGGTTAGAGACCTACAAGGATATGGATAATGTCAAAATTTATGGCATGACTAATTATATCCAGCAGTTTATAACTGATGCATTTCCAAGCGATATTCAATTTGATCGTAAGACAATCAATGTAGCAAATTTAGACATCGAAGTTGCATCTGACGATGGATTTCCACACGCTGATGAGGCAAACTATCCAGTAATATCGATCTGCCATAAATCATCGACTTCCAATGTTTATCATGTTTGGGGTCTGGGCGACTATGATGTTGAGAAACGTGAAAACCAAAATCTGATTGTTCAGTATCGTCACTGTAAAAGTGAATTGGAATTGCTTGCAAAGTACATGGAGTTCTGGACTAAAAACCCACCAGATGTAATCACTGGTTGGTATATCAAGATGTTTGATATGCCCTACTTGATAAACCGTGTAACTAAACTTGCTGGTGCTGCCGTGGCGAAAAAGTTTTCACCATGGGGTTTAGTAAGTGAGCGAACCGTTAATATTGCTGGGCAGCACCACAAGCACTATGAAATAACAGGTATTGCTCAACTGGATTATTTGGACTTATTCAAAAAATTTGGGTATTCGTATGGAACCCAAGCATCATATAAATTGGATCATATTGCCAACACGGTGCTTGGTGAGAAAAAACTATCTTACGAAGAGCATGGTACACTTCATACACTTTATAAAAACGATCATCAACTATTCATTGATTATAACATCAAGGACGTTTATCTGGTAGATAAGATTGATGAAAAGATGGACTTGATTACCCTTGCATTAACTATGGCGTATCGTGGTGGCGTTAACTATGAAGCAACACTTGGAACTACTGCTATATGGGATTCAATCATCTATCGTGAACTGAGCAAACAGTATGTTGCTATCCCACCAAACGAACCCACAATAAAATCTCCATATCCTGGTGGTTATGTTAAAGAACCTCAAGTTGGGTTACATGATTGGGTAGTTTCGTTTGATTTGAATTCTCTGTATCCAAATTTGATTATTCAGTATAACATGTCACCAGAAACCTTGGTAGTTGACATTGATAACACCTATCCATCGGGTGTTGAATATTATATGAATAACTCTCCTGATGTAAAAAACGATCTTTCTGTTGCGGCAAACGGATCGACTTATACTAGAAAAAAGCAAGGGATTGTTCCGCAAATTATTGCCGATTATATGTTAGAGCGAAAAACTACTAAAAAAGCAATGCTTGCGGCAATGCAGAAAAATCAAGATAATCCATCTGTTGCACTTGAAAAAGAGATCAATCAACTAGAAAATCGTCAGATGGCAATTAAAATTCTATTGAATTCTCTTTATGGTGCCTTGGGAAACGCATACTTTCGTTACTTTGATATGAGAGTTGCGGAAGGCATTACGTTGTCTGGACAGTTGGCAATCCAATGGGCAGAACGTGCTATTAATGGTGAGATGAATAAAGTTCTGAAGACTGATAATGTTGACTATGTAATAGCAATCGACACTGACTCGCTATATATCAACTTTGGTCCATTTATCGATAAATTGAAACCCAAAGATCCTGTAAAGGCATTAGATAAAATCTGTGCTGAACATTTTGAGAAAGTTATTAAAGAATCATACGATAAACTATTCACTCAAATGAATGCATATACAGATCGTATGGTAATGGAGCGCGAAGCAATTGCAGATCGTGGTATCTGGACTGCTAAAAAGAGATATTTATTAAATGTCCACAATAACGAAGGTGTTCAATATGCAGAACCCAAACTAAAAATTATGGGTATTGAGGCAATTAAATCAAGTACGCCTCAAGTGGTTCGTGATAAATTCATGCAATCATTCAAAATTATCATGTCAGGTTCTGAAGAAAAAACAAGGCAATTTATTGCTGAATTTAAGAAAGAGTTCAAATCGTTACCTCCAGAGGAAATATCTTTTCCAAGGGGTGTGAGTGATATTGTGAAATGGTCTGATAGAAATATAATCTATAAGAAGGGAACACCGATCCATGTGAGAGGTAGTTTACTTTATAACAATCAAATCAAATCTAAGGCACTGGAAAAGAGTTATGCTCTTATTCAGAATGGAGAGAAAATCAAATTTTGTTATTTGAAAATGCCAAATCCTTTGAAAGAAAATGTCATATCATTTCCTGATTACATTCCAAATGAATTTAATCTTCACCGATATGTTGATTATGACATCCAATTTTCAAAGACCTTTGTTGAACCAATCACGCCAATTTTAGATGCGATTGGATGGTCTGTGGAAGAAAGGTCTAGTTTAGAAGACTTTTTCTGTTGACAAGTATCTACTCTTATATTATAGTATAGGAGTAGATAAAATTAAGGACTTGATAAGATGCACAATAAAAAAGAATATAGATTCGACACCAAAGCAGATGCCCAAACATTTGTTGATGCAGAGTTGCGTAGTTATGATCAAACATGTGACGTTTATACGTCAGGTCCATTTTTTGTCGATGAGGCAGTTGTTTTCAAAGATATGCCTTGGGTAACTGATACTAAAACCTATTGGCAAGTCGGAATTGAGGTGTACAAATAAACCTTGACAACGCATTAAATATATGGTATTATATTATAAATTAGTGAATGGATAAGGGATAGCAAATGAATATGGAAACTACGCAAAAACTACACGTTGCAGCATTGGTGAATAAAATTGGAGATTGGCACGAAGATCGAAATCTAATTGAAGGTTCGACAGATAAAGATCAGGTCTTGAAACTCATGCAAGAGTTAGGTGAGTTGTCTGATAGTGTATGTAAGGGTAATGATATTCGTGATGACTTAGGTGATATGATGGTTGTAATGATTAATATTATGAAACGTAACAATATTACTATGAATGATTGCTTAACCGTTGCTTATAATGATATCAAGGATCGTAAAGGTCGCATGATTGACGGTATCTTTGTAAAAGAGGGAGATTCCTGATTATGCAGATTCATTTAATGTTGTTTTCAAATAAGTAGATAATCAAAGTGTATTCGCTAACAGTATTTAAATCTATATACGATAATAAAACCCATCGAAGAATGAATTTTCTTCGGTGGGATACCTTTAAGGATTTCCTATATAAGTTATCGGAGCAGAACATAGAAGGAAAACAGGATGCACAACTTATTTCACCTGCTACTTACTTACCTAGCACAACTAGGGCAAACTCGAATGTGGTTAATTGGGCAAATTGGACTGCTGTTGATGTTGATGATCATGTCTTTAAAGGAAACTTAAAGGATGAATTATCTGATCGTTTTGGCGATTACACTTATATTTGTTATAGCACCGCTAGTAGTTCGATTGCTCATCCAAAATTTAGACTTGTATTTCCACTCACTGAAGAAGTCGAAAACCTTAAAATTCGTCCATTTTGGTTTGCGCTGAACAAGGAACTAGGTGAAATAGGTGATGGGCAAACTAAAGATTTATCTAGAATGTATTACATTCCTGCTAATTATACTAATTCCCACAATTTCATATTCAGCAATGATGGTAATGATATTAACCCTAATGAGTTGATTGCAAAGCATCCATATGAAACTAAAGTAGGAAGTAGTTTCAAAGATCGTATGCCAAAACATATAATGGAAAGAGCGATTGAATATGAAAAGAGTAAATTAGATAACACGGATATTAGATGGACAGGATACAGAGATTGTCCATTTGTGAATAAGCGTCAAATAAAAGATTGGTTTGATATTTCTGGTGTTGACAATTCTGGTAGATATGCTATGATATATAAAATTATGGTAAGCACTGCAATGAACGCAATTAAGAAAAAGTATCCTATAACAGCATTTGAGTTAGATCAATTGATAAGAGAATTAGATGCTGAAACTTCTAGGAAATACGAAAAAAGAGCACTTGCTGTTGAAGCGGATAGAGCAATAGAATATGCGTATAGGAATGTATTATGAAAAACTGTAAGACCCCTCTGAGGTATCCAGGTGGTAAGTCCCGCGCCATGCCGTTTCTTTTGCAATCTGAACATATGCCCTCTATGGAAAATATAGAAACTTATAGGGAAGGGTTTATCGGTGGCGGTTCGCCTGCAATCGCATTTGCCAAAAAATATCCAAATATTCCAATTCATATTAATGACAAATATTACAACCTATACTGCTTTTGGATCACTCTAAGAGATGATTGGAAAAATCTTTATAATAAAGTAAAAAACGACAAACAGATATTGGACGGTAAATCTGATGAGCATCACAAAGAACAATTCAAAATCTGGCAGAATGAATTAAAAGAAACTGATGATACATTCGAAGTAGCATGGCGGTTCTTTAATCTAAACAAAATGTCATTTTCTGGATTGACAGAAACTGGAGGTTTTAGTATACTTGCATGTAAGAGTAATTGGACCATTTCGGTCATTGAAAAGTTAAAAAAATACGGTCCTTTTATAAAAGATTGGAAAATTACAAACGATGATTATACTTGTGTGTTAGATGCTGATCCATCAGCATTTGTATTTCTTGATCCACCTTATGATATAAAGGATAATTTATATGGTGCCAGCGGAGATATGCATAGCGGATTTGACCATAAGAAATTTTATTTGGATTGCGAAGAGTCTAATAATACTGTAATGATCACATATAATTCTAATGATATATTGAAGGAATGGTTTTCAGCATGGGATCAAAAAGAATGGGGATTAACTTATACTATGCGAAGCACTGGAAACTATAATACAAATCAAAAGAAAAGAAAAGAATTGCTTTTGACAAACTATTCAATGAAAACAGAAGTAAATTTGATGGAGTTTATCTAATGTCATTAGATAATTTTTTAGAGTAGGAAAACATATGGTTAAGATTCCCATGAAGGGTGGAGATGAATACGATGCTCTTAATAAACGCACACGTAAGTTCTATATGTGGAGCAAAGGACAACTTAAAAAGATCAAACGTGGATACAATAAAAGATTCCGTAAGCAAGGTAAAGAAGACACAAAGAAATTTTAAACTGGGAGAAATATATGACATTAGAATACGCATATAGGAATGTATTATGAGTTTATTTGGAGAAACCGAATATTTAAATTCAGTAGTAGAACTTGACGATATAACTGATGAGATATCAAAAATATTTGATTATGACTTTGATGGGAACTCTCAATTTAAAGTTCCAGATATGCCAGAAGTTGAATCTTCTTTTGGTATTGGTGTTATTGTTGGTCCATCTGGAACAGGAAAAAGCACTTTGCTAAAAAAGTTTGGAAATGAATATACTTACGATTGGAATCCAAATAAAGCCATCGTTAGTCATTTTCCAGATGCAAAAACTGCCGCTAAAATGTTGGGTGCGGTTGGTCTTAATAGTGTACCAACTTGGACAAAACCTTATCATGTTCTATCAACTGGTGAAAAACATAGAGCGGATATGGCTAGATGCTTGCGGTCTGGAGCAGTAGTAGATGAGTTTACATCAGTCGTTGATAGGACAGTTGCAATATCTTTAGCATGTGCGATGGGAAGATATGTAAAGAAATTTGATGTTAAAAATGTTGTGTTGGCTACGTGTCATTATGATATATTAGAATGGTTAGAACCTGATTGGGTATATGATCTTGCAACAGAAACTTTAACTAGGGGGTGTCAAAGGCGACCTAATATCAAATTCACTCTTGAAGAAAGTTCTACAAAGGTCTGGAAATATTTCAGCAACCATCACTATCTCAGCGGAAACATCAATAAAGGTGTGCGATGTTGGATTGGATGGTGGGAAGACCGACCTATCGGATTTTCTAGCGTAATTTCAATGCCAACTGGAACCATTAAAAATGCTTGGAGAGAGCATAGGATTGTTATATGTCCTGATTATCAAGGTTTAGGTTTTGGTCCAAGAATGTCTGAAGCAACTGGCGAAATAATGTTGAGTGAAGGAAAAAAATACTATAGCAAAACGGCAAATATTCGTTTAGGTGGATATAGAAATCAATCTAAAAAATGGAGAAATACCTCTCACAATATGAAAACAAGAAAAGATTATTTAAAAGAATTATATAATTCTGTAAAAAGAAGAAAAGATTCTAAGTTATCTGTTGAGCATTTAATAAAACATGCTGATAGATTATGCTATTCACACGAATACATAGGTTTAAAATAATTTAAAAAAGATTTATAACATAGGAGAAATGTATGACATTTATAGCAGCAATGGATCATTCTGGTGGTAGCACTGGCGGCGTATTAGAGCGATATGGTCAAGAATATACTGAAGATAATAAAATGGATTTAGTTCACCGTATGCGGTTGCGTATGGTACTGAATAAACACTTTACAAATGATAAGATTAGTCACGCAATTCTTTATAAGGATTCCGTTGAAAAAGATATGGTTGCAGTTCTTGCCAATAAAGGTATTCATGCTATTTTAAAGGTTGATAGTGGATGTGAACCAGACGGTCTCCTAAAGGAATTTGATGTTGACTCTATGATCAGATTTGCTCTAGGGAGTGGATGTGTCGGCACTAAAATGAGAAGTATTGTTAATGAAATGTATGCTATCCCTGCAATTCTTGATCAACAGTTCGAAATAGCAACTAGAATTTCAAATGCTGGTTTAACACCCATAATAGAACCAGAAATACCTATTTCTTCAATTGAAAAAAGTGCGATGGAAATGTATTTGAATGAAGAATTGTATAACAGATGCAAAGTTTTTTCTGGACAACTTATTCTTAAATTGACCATACCTAATCACCATCATACTTATTCTGATTTGTATGAATGCAATTCAGTTGAAAAGATTGTGGGTCTTAGTGGTGGATATTCTACTAAAGAAGCGTGTGAGAGATTGAGTGAGGCGAGTCACATGAGTGCGAGTTTCAGTAGAGGATTGAGCGAAGGTCTATTCTATTCGCAAACTACTGAAGATTTTGATACAAGAATTAAATCAAATATAGATAAGATATATGATGCAAGTAGATGGAGTAAATAATGACGATTGCAGGTAAAGTTTGGGGGCAAACCGAATTGATTGAAGCAAACGGTGCGCTAGAATTTCATAGAATTGAAATGGTGAGAGGTGGTGTATGTAGTAAACACCTTCACGAATACAAATGGAATGGATTTTATGTCGAAGAAGGCATTATGAAAGTTCGCGTCTGGCAAAATGATTACGATTTGGTTGACGAAACTATTCTGGGTCCAGGCGATTATACGAAGGTAAAACCTGGCGTATATCATCAATTTGAGTGTGTAGAAAGTGGTACTGCATTTGAATTGTATTGGGCAGAATTTAATCACAATGATATTGTGAGAGAAACTATTGGATATTCTGGTGAATAAGAAAATCGAAGATTTAGAAAAACGTATAGAGAAACTT